ATCGAAGACGTCCTGACTCTGAAGCGCTCCGTCGCTAACCAGATCGGTATCCGTCCTAACTCGATGGTTGTCGGTACAGCTGTGTTCGACCAACTGCTGACCAACCAGGCGATCCTTGAGCGCATCAAGTACACGACTGCTGACAGCATCGACACTGACATGCTGGCTCGCTACTTCGGTCTTGAGCGTGGTCTGCGCGTGGCAGAGGGTCGTTATTTGGCCACCGACGGTAGTTTGCAGCCCGTATTCCCTGAGAACGGCATCCTGTTGTTCTACAGCCCCAACGGTCCTTCGGATTCCGTTATGCCCGCTGGTGGCGCTAACGCTGCTACCCCCGCCTTCGCTTACACATACCAGCTGACCGGCACACCCGCCGTTCGTCCTGAGTACTACATCCGTGAGCGTCGCGTTGTCCGCGCTGAGATCACCGTCGAGCGCGTTGTCAACTTGGTTGGCCTCGGTGCTACTGGTCTTATCGGTTCTGGCGCAATGGTCACCGACATTCTGTCCTAATCGGACACTAAGGAGGTGTTATCATGGCTATTTTACGTCCAATCACAAAAGCGCAGTACGAAGTAAGCTTCACTGCATTGGGTGGACCGACTTTCACAGCGGTGTTCACTCAGTTTAGCGGAATCAATGACTCCGCCGATAGCAACACCTACGCTAATGGCACAGGCAACCGTCTGTACCACATTGTTGGTCCCCGTACCGCGGACAATGTCACTTTGACCGCCCCGTACGATCCCACAATCTTCAAGAGTCTCGAGCAGTTTTGGCTGGATTACAACTGTGACCCCGTTACCATTACTGTGACTCCTCGTTCTTGCAACGGTGACGACGCTGCCCCTGGCGGTGGTCAATACATTTGCTACGAGTGTCAGTTTACTTCAATCACGACTGGCGAAGTCGATCGCGAAAGCGGCGACGTGGCTACTATTGAGGTTGAGTACACAGTCAACTATTGGGAGCGGACTTGATCCCATAACTACTCGGAGTTTACTAAAAATTTACTTCACTATAATGCCCTCAGAAATGAGGGCTTTTTTATGCTTACTTACAGAGCAACCAACATTCACACAGGTTGTTATTACATTGGGTCTGCAAAAACTTACTGTCACTACATGAATCGCATAGGAAGTCACCACATGGGGTCACCTTATAATGACTTCCGAAAACATTTGCAAAAAAGTCCAAAAGACTTTGTCTGGGAGATTCTATGTGAGGATGATCTTGCAACTCGTATCTACGAGTACGATCTTCTACAAAAACACATTGGAGACCCACTATGCTACAACAAATCATCAAGTAATGGTGCCATGCCCGGCGTCTCCCAAAGAGGTGAAGGGTGGAAACACAGCGAGGAGACAAGACAAAAAATAGGCGAAGGTAATCGCAACCCTTCTGCCGAGAAACGCAAAAGACAAAGTGAAGGTGTGAGCAGAACAAACTCCAAAAAACAGCCATGCCCTCAATGCGGCATGCTGATGAATGTCGGCAATCTTGCCAAGCACATAAAAGGCACAAGGTGTAAAGGTAGGTAGGGTAAAACCTAAGCAACGTAGGGATTCATTGGTCGTATGAAAACGACATTTTCAAGCGGAGTAATCGTAACGTCCCAGTGGCTCAATGGCGCCCAGCAAATCTTTTTTGACGGGCAAGACCTCGACTGGCACTACAACCCTCTGGGTCTGAATTCCCTTGTGGCATCTGGACCTAACGGTCTCGACTCCAGGTATATTACACTGGGCACCGACCAGCCCACGCTAGATAATAATGGTCTTCTTCTGGGTGGCATACCCATCTCCGGCAGTAAAGTTGTCACCGGGGCTTGGAATTTTGGCTATAACCCCATTGTGGTGGGGAACCCGCCAAATATCATTGCCAACGCACCCAAAAGTTTCACAACCAACTCCAAATACAACTTTGCCAATGGGGTTGCTAGTCCAACGATCTCGCAGCGATTTGCAGCTCTTCAGGACGAAGATCTGGTAACAAAGCTTATTCTTGAAGAGCATGTTCTGGAGCCTCTCGATGACTTGGAGATTGACAACGGTATCTACTATTCAGGGACAAGTCCAGCGTGTGAAAACTATAACGGCGGTAGCGATACCGTTTGCCCCCTCTAAGGTTAACTCATGGCAAGATACGCGCCGTTACCCTCTGTCTCGATTGACCCCAGGAATGAAGCAGAGCTAGTTCAGGCTGCCAGCCAAAGGGTCTATCAAGTTTCTAATCAAACCCTTAACGACTTCTCTTCCGGCAACCCGCTGGCGGCTCTGCTTGAGGGTCAGGCATTTGCTCAAGGAGAGTTTTTATTCTGGGCCAACCAGCTCCCTCAGTCTATTCTCATCGAGTGGCTTGGACCTTTTTTGGGCGCAATGCGACGCTTGGGAACTCCTGCTGTTGCCCGTCTTCTGCTGACTGTGCCTCCGGCGGACGTGGTTACCCGCGTTCCTATTGGAACAGCTTTCACCTCCAATGCAAATCTTACGGGCGGTGAAGCTTATACTTTTATCACCGACCAGGAAATAACAATTCCGGCGGGAGAAAGCCAAGTCTTTGCTACCGTTGCCTCGCAATACGTGGGCAGCATCTACAATGTTGCAGCGGGTACGATAACAGGAGTTTCTGCAATCAATGTCAATGGTTTGACCGCAACCAACCCTCAGCCTGCGGTTGGCGGTAGCGACGTAGAGACCTACCAAGAAGTCCAAGAGCGTTTCTTTACGCTAATACGTCGACCCAACCCAGTTAGTGCGGAAGATTGGCAGAACTTTTTTATTGACTTTTACGGCTTAGGAACACTAACCTCAGTTCAACCTAACCGCCCCAACCAGGGTACCTACAATTATCTTACGGATTATTTGCTACCGAACGGACAAGTTTCTTTCTTCGTTCTTGGTCCAGGTGGTGTAGAGCTAACCCAGACTCAACTGGAGCGTGGTCAAAATGTTGTCAACTATTCGGTTCCGATTGAAAATCGCGGGCATCTCTACCCCATTACGCTAAGCCAAGTCCAATACAATATCTCGTTAGCTATTGATGCTAACGGGGCATTTGGTGTAGATCTCAAGGACACCTCACTAAACTTTAGGGACCGCCTGTTTCAGGTTCTTCAGCCTGGCAATGTATTTCCTTCCACGGTTGATCCAACTGTGAGCGACGTTGACGCTGCGTTTTACTCTACTTTTGACTCAAGTACCCGGTTCGTTGACCCTCATGTCGAGGTGACAGCAGCGTACAACACTCCGCCGTTGCTGGAGCCTGCTGCAGCCACGTACACGCAAGTTTACACTTTTGAGCCTTCCCAAGAGCTCCTAAATCAAAACGACTTGGTTGAAGTGACACTGCCTGTGCCTATTTATTACCCCGTTAAAAATTCTTTCACTCCTTATTCAATTGCAAAAAAAGATCAAACCATATACAACAACTTGGCCCTGCAACAGATAAAATATTTAGTTCCTGGAGACTATCTGCAGGGGCAAGTAGCTTATTGGGACCCCTCGGTTGGAGGTGACGGGGAACTACACGTAATCAATGAGAATTTAACAATTGGTTCTCAACTTGATGTTGTTTCCCTCATTGCACAAGGTAAAATCTCCGGTGCTAAAACATACAGCAACTGGACTGTTGGCTTGACTTACCAAGAGACTACAGTTGGTAATATCTATGATCCCCAAATCATAAAGTACGATTACACGCTGCCCGTCGTTAACAATGTTGACGCAACAGGTCAGTTTGTTCCCCCCGGCCCTGTAACCGATGTTTCTAAGCGGCCCGGGACTTTTATCTGGGTTGTGGCTAGTAACTTCACCCTGCAACCGGCTACCAACGACATCACGGGTGCTAACGTCAACAACAAAATCGGTCCTGCCGTTCAGCCGCAGCTACTGCAAACCGGGGTGACTTATGCCGCCGGAACCTGGGTCTACACACCCCAAATTGGATCAGGTCCTAACCCTGTTGCAGACCCTTTCTTCAACTATGTTGATGTACGACTAGGCGTTGTCAATAAATACGCTTATGTGGTGTCCAGCTTCACCTTTGAGCCAAGTAACAGGACTATCAGTGTTTACTTTGACGAGCTCGTAACTCAAGGTATCGTAAATGAAATTGTGGTGCAAAGTGCAGACGGCGGTTTGCCAATCTACAAGTACAAACCTCGTTTCCCGGCTGGCACTTATTTGCAGTATAAATATGACTTTGATGGAACTATATGTGTTCCCGTGGACAACGACTGTGTGCCTGTAAGAATTCCTTACTCAGATTACTTTATTGCCGCGTCTTACTTCACCCCTAACAGCACCAATCCCCAAGAATTGGTCAATCAAGGTCTTATTTTCCCTCTATATACTGATGCTACTCAGGCCGATGCTTTTTTCACTCAGTTGAACTCCTCGACTAGCACTCTCCAACCTGCAACCCGAATGTTTCGGTTTTTTAAGGGGGATCGTACTTTCTTCCGCCAAGGTTCTAAAGTAATTTCATACACCGCTACCACAAACGTGCACCCTTTGTTTGAGTTCTACATCTACCTTGCTAATGGTATCTTTGAAGAAACGGCTCAGCCTATCCCGGAAATTTTTGAAACCAATCAGTATATTCCGTACTTCGACCCTGCCTACGTGCAATACTCAGAGGACACCATTCTCGCTGAGGATGGGAGAAATCTGTACCGGGTTATGAAAGCTTTTAGCCCAAACCTTACGGTCACCAACTGGACTAACACCACCGTAACTAACACCGCCCGTATTGAGGAATACGAAAGAAATCTGCTTCGTTATGTGGATCAATACGTGTGTGAAGAAAGCATCCTTTCTCAACTTGGTCGGGATATTTCTGCCATTAAACTCGGTATTGCCCAAGTTACCCTTATCCCTAAGAATAAAGGTAGATTCAACAACTCACAAGAGAATATCGTGTATGTCTGGGAGAATGCTGCGACACTGACAGAGACACCCCAACTGTCCTGGTTCTCCGGCACAACCTACCCGCATCAACCACCCGACTATAAAACGGGGACAATGAAGCTATGAGCCAACAACTGGTGCCGATTAACGGCGGCGTTCAAGAAATCCAAACAACGACAACCGAGAATCGTTTGTTGGTACTATCTCAGCAATATGTTTCAGCCAATAACCTAGAAAGTAGGCCAACTGAGTGGGTTCCCGGCGGACGTCCGATCTACCGCAGGCTGCCGGCAACCAGCGAAACCTATCAAATTGATTTTTTCAATATCGTCCCATCCCCAAACAGCGCCGCCGCTTACGAAGTTCAAGAACAGGGTTATGTTTATATTCCCTGGGGAGAGGGACTGAACAGCGCTGCATCAATGCAAGTAGTTGCTTCCGATTCAAAGCAAGATCTCTTAATTAAGTCTGGGACTATTGTTTGGCGCTACGGCAATACTGAGGTTCTTCCCACCATAGTAAACCTAGAAATCTTGGATGTAGTTAGCGGTAAGTACGACGTAGCTTACCAGCTGATTTTTGACGATTCCCCCGTTCAAAAACTTTACCAAGTCACCGACTACATTCTAACAGGCTTACCCTTGAACATAACTTCCAGCACTGACAGTGTTGTTGGTTGGAGGTACCCGGCTGTTAATGCGTTCCTGAACACCTCCAATAACTGGTGGGCAAACCAAGACACTTTCCTGCCTTCATACGCCCAACCTGCTACAAGTTTCATACAGTGGGAGAGCGATCTTCCGCAAGCCTATTCGAAGGTGACTCTTCGTTGCCCTGGTAACACGGCTTACACTGGCACAGCAACTCTAAGTTACTACGATAACTCAACCTTGGTCACCGTGGGCGAGGTTCCAATACAGAAGGATTCCACGGGGCAGTTTTTTGAGTTCTCACCGAACACCCCGGTGTTCCAGAGTGGGTGGAATGTGAGTTTCTCAAGTTTGGATATGGCGATACAAGGTATCACGGTGTCAGGCGTGTTGACTCTTCTAGAGCCTCAGGAATCCCCCTCAACTCGTGCCACATTAGTTATGTACCCTGCTGGAACTTTACCAAAAACGGTGGTGAACGCTTCAAACCAAACAGTTCCAGCCACATACTGTTCTCTAGCACAGGTGGATATCACCAATACCTACAAAGTAGAAAACATACAGGACGTACGGTATATTATCCACCGGGATTACGTGCCTGTTGCTGACTGGCTAACTAAACCCTTTGACGAGGATCTTATTGATCTGTACGAGCAGGTTACAGATTACCGCCCTTTATGGATGGCTCCCCCTTCGGCAATGAAGCAAGAATATGCTGCATTGTCTAAAAATCAGATTACGGTAGAGGTGTAAAATGACTCAGTATAATCCCACATTTAATGTCCAAGAGTTCGAGCTTCGTAACTATACTAACCCCTACCTAACTGAAGTGCAGGCGGGTGAGGTCAGGGACACAGAGACTCGTGTGAACGAGCAGCTAGACTTTCTTGCTCAGATGCTCGGCTGGAGTGGCCCTAACTACTGGGGCAACCTGCCAGAAACCGTTTCACAAAAAAGACAGTTGCTGGGTGGTACATTTGGTGTATACAATAGCTTTATCATACCCCGTATTTACGAGATTCGAAATTGGGATGAGACCATTGTTGTAGACAAACTTCCTTTTATTGAACTTGGGCAAACTGTATACATTGAGAATGTGGAGTTGGGTTTTGACACCTACACAATTCAGAGTGTAACCGAGGAGGGTGATAGGTATGTTGTTTATTTGGGTCCCCTCCCAGACAGTTTCTATACTCAGATTGGAAACAATGTGCCAGTTAGGGTGGATACCCCAACATACCGCCCTGCTCCTTTTCGGCGTCCAACCGTAGGAGTGTCCGGAGACAATACTTTTGTTTGCGGGGCTGACGGGGCAGAGCTGATTCTCTACCCGGGTTACGACACTCAACAAAAATTTCCGTATAAGTTCCCTATTCTTTTTGCGGGATCTGTATATTACTTTGACCAGCCAGTCTACCTGAGTTTCCCTACCTCGGGACCCATGGGGCAGGACGTAGTTGCCCAATACGACGCCGCTATAGAAAGGTGGTACTTGTCTGTCCCTGAAAACCATATTGAAGGTTTCTTGGTTTGGCCCTATGCGGGAGTTACTGCTAGTCTGCAGGTCAAAATCCAAAGCTGGGTGGACCCCTCCGACTGGGGTAAAGAGAATGTATTGAAAAATTTCAGGGGAGTTTGGAACAATAAAGGAGGAGACCTCCCCTATAACTTTGTTTTCGACAGCCTTAGTATCCACGGATATAACGAGAAACAATCGTTGTACCTTGGGACGATCAACAGAACAGCATCCTTTAACGATTTAGTATCCCTGGTATACTCCCAACAAACCCCAGTTTCAGTAACACCTCCGGGTGACCCCCAAGCAGGAGATCTGTGGTGGAACAATAGTACAGGTACTCTGGCGGCTTGGGTACCCTCTGAGAATGGGTGCTCAGCTTGGGTAGAGATTGACTATCGCAATGAACCCATAGCTCCAACTTCCTCGTATATTTATCCGGATGTTGCTTCCTTTTCAGCAGGGTCTGGAAGTCTTCCACTGGGCGTAACGGTTGAGATATTAGACATCACTGGTTTGTCTGTTGCTCAAAATGTGCTAGGTGTGCAAGGCACATTAACAAGCCCAGGGTCTTTAACCCTCTACCGTCAAACCAGCAGTCCGTACTGGGCCCCTGTAGAATTTTCATATGCAGATGAAGCCGATTTTGATGCGGATGCCTCACTATTGCCATATCAGATTCCAGTAAAAATAATAAATTCTAATGGTTTGGGACCAACGGGAACCAACTATAACGTTTCTAACTTAAATATCACCATCTCTGGTATTTACGAGACACGGGTTACAAAATATTACACGAACTTAAACTGGGAGATCTCCCCAAGCTCGATCCTGAGATACATTGCTAACAGTTCCTTATACGGAGCTCCTCTGCAAGGCGGGATGTGGTGGGATTTTCTTCAACCTGACACATATGTTCGAGGTGCTGAGATATATTATGGGTCGGCATGGGTGGCAGTGAATAAACATGCCGTGAGCGGTCCTGTGTCAACAGCTCTCAATATGGGAGTGATTTTATTCTACTGTGACGGTGTGCTTCTAACCAACGGGATACCTTACGACACGGACACATACACCTTTACCTACTCCTCTGACACCTTAACTGGTGAATACAGTTTTACGTACGCTCCAAAAACATTTCTAGGCCGTGTGCAATACCCGGTAATTACAATCTCCGACGCCATAACTACCGTGTATCGTTTGGATATTTCCTCGAACGTTTTTAGTGGCATTCAGTATCAAATGTCTCCAAATGTCTATGACGCTGAATCCCCTCTACGTATTTGGAAGTCCCAGGCTCTGCAAGTCGCAGAAACCGTTGCTCACTTGGCAGAAGATAATTACATTAACCCACTCCTAGCTGACCTAAATAACGGTCCAGGTCCTGAAAATTGGGAGAAGTATTTCGTCAGGCTTCCTCTGGACTACCAGAGAAACGGATCGGTTTGGCAAAAAACTGCCCTAGTCTGCCAAGACTTCGGGTATTGGGGTTCCAGCATTGAGCCCGAGTTCATGCGTTGCCCGCCTGAGGATGACCTTCCCGCCATCTATGAGGAGCTTTTTCTATACGACGCCCCTGTCCCCGATTATACCTATGTTTATTGCGAGCCGTACCTGTATTCTAATCTGGCTTATTTTAACTCGGGCGAGCCGGGGGATTACCGCAATGCCGGGGTATTCCCGGCAACGGACATTCAGTTCGACGAGTTTACGGAAGCAACATTAACTGATTATGAACCTTTGCATAATCGGCAAGCTTTTGTAGATTCAAAACCCATTGACACAGAGATTAAGGAGATTGAGGCACTTCTGGAAAAAACTCCCCCAAGTAGCATTCAACAAACCTATGAGTTGCTTCAGCGCCTGTCCTTACTAACGGGCAAAGTTTATGGTGACTGGGTTGGGGACTATGTCAATATCAACCCTTGCGTAGCGCTTACTGGGTTCTACACGACGGACCTAATGAACGGTGGCATCGACCCTGTTGCTGCCCCGGTTTGGGACGCTTCAATTTATAAGTTTGCACCTACTTGTACCAACAACCCAGAATCATACACGGTTGACGCTAATCATTACAAAATCTCATATAGTTATTTCGTTGCCGACGCTTCTGCATCAGAAGACCCTTTCTTTGATATCCAACAAGAAATAGCCTGGAGATACCCTGAGACTCAACCGAAAACAGGGTACCTACTTCCTGCCTGACGGGTAAAACCAGTTATACAAACCCACTATCCCCATGGCAACACCTCGTAGACGGTCTTCCTCAACAGGTTTCTCTTTAGAGAGTATTGACGAATCTTCGGACATTGTTATCGAAGAGACTGTCGAGGTTTCAGAGAAAACTGAAGAGGAGGAGCAACCTGAGGCAAAACAAGAAGTTCAGCCTCTCCCTGAGATTATTCCAACGGAAGCCCCACCCCCGATGTCGCTCAAAGAGGCAGCGAAACAGGAAGTTGCACCGGAAGCACAACCGCCCACGCAACAAAAACTAGCTGCTGCCCGTCACCCCCGAAACATCCCCAAGTTCTCAAAAGTGAGGGGCTGAGATGCGTCCACCGAAGCTTAGAACAACCCCACTCGTTCAGCAACTTGCAGCAATGCAACAAGCGTCCGAAGCAAACATGAAGTTTGCAGGTTTGCCTCGCGGGACCCTTCGTGGCAGAATCGTTGACGTTGACGACCCTCAGCAGAGGGGTAGAGTTAAAGTCATTTTCGATGACATGAACCCAGAGATCCCGCAAGTGTCAGGGGCGGGCGAGTGGTCTCAAGAGCGCATCGGGCAAGAACCCGATTCTTCTCACTGGATTGATGTCTCTCCCGCATTCAAGGGAAAACAACCCGCAGGTTTGGTTGGAAAGCGTGTAAACATCTCAGCGTCAAACGGCCAATACCAGTACGCTGTTTTGCAAGATGTTTTGTATGACCCTGAGCTCCTGGCCCAGGGAAGGCAAGACCAGCTGAAAATGCCAAACAACAGCTCGATGACTCGGCTGCCGATCTACTCTTCCGGAAGTCTTCCTCCCGCCTCAGAAGAAAACCATGGTTGCATGGTGGTAGAAATGAATGGTCCCATGGAATCCGACTGGCTGTGTGTTTGCCTGAAAAGACAAGGCTCCTACATTTGGGTACGACATGTTGACCTCCAGCACGGGCACGCTGGGGAGAACGACGGTACGCAGCCAAACGACAGTCGCGGGGACAGGGAACAACCGGTGAACGAACAGTCCGTTTGGGATTACGTGTTCCCAACATCTAAGCAAGCAATGCCAAAATCCTCGGCTTACGGAACTTCACCACGCTCCAATCCCTACGGCGGGCAAGCAACTTGGAACGCACCCCCTACCTAAAATGGCAATCCGTCGTCCCAGCATTGATTCCCCAACTTGGTTGTTTCAGGATTTCCTTTACCAGGAGTCAGACCTGCTAGGTGCGCCTGAGTTGCGCTATGTGCAAATTAAGTGGGATGGCGAACCCTACGAGAGGCTATCTCAAAGTTTTGACTACAGTGATCCCCCTTTTGTGGGACCTGAGCAGAGAGGGGGTAGCATCGTTGGGCAAATTGACTACGAAGTCAATGCCTCCACTCGCCTTGTCACTATCTACTCTTGGTCTGTTAATTGGAGAGATGAGTGGCCTTTACGACTGGGGGTAAACTACATCACACAGTGTCTATACCCGGCGCAAAAGAAGTATGTCACAAGGGTGGCCGGAAATGAAGTCTATAACCAGGCAGGCGAACCCATAGAGCAACCAAATAGAGATCCCTACGCTTTCTGGGTGTCCGAACAGTTCTTCCCATTAACCAACCTTCCGAATGACTATCTCGCTCGTTAACCATGGCTATCCCGAAGATTAAAGAAGTAACCGTTCCAACGAGTTCCACAGTTATTCTGTGGTTCGACGCCCCAATCGACACAAAAGTTATTGTCCCGGTTAGCTCTTTCACGGTTAACTACGGGCAGTACGGCGTATCAACGGTTAACTATTCATCAGACACGATGATTAGCCTGGGACTCGACTCTTTCCTGTCGCCCTGGGACGAGATTTTTGTTAGTTACGAACCGCCTCTCGACCTGAAGCAGTGCCTACGGGGTCCAGTTCCTCCGACTGCTAACGACGTGGTCAAGAAAAGGAATGCCGTCCGCGCATTTTACCGAGTTGCTGGACGCAACCTGACGGCCCCCAATGAGACTACGGATGGGTCACACACCCAGTCCAACCTGGGTGCCACCATTGGTGGCTTTGGCTTTCCCTACCAAAACAGGTCAGGGGTGCTTACCCCCGGGAAGTCTGACCCCCGGTCTGCGAGCCCAGATGACTTCATCGTGGCGTATGGGCTGAAGGAAGCCATTCAGCTGACAAACATTGACGATGCCGCTGCGACTTCGGTTAACGTAGCTAAGCTGCGCATGGCGATTGAAGACGCCAACTCCCTGATTGACTCTTATATTGAGCAATCCGGCAAAGCCGGCATGGTACTAATCACTAGCAACCGCCGCCGCACCGCTTTAACCGTCGCTCGCTATTACCTGGATACAGTTCGCCGTCGCGAAGACGTATTTAAAGATTACGAGTCAGCGCTCAAGCAGATGACTGCAGAAATGCAGATGAGTGCTATTCGCGCAGGTAATGGCGATTCCGCGATTGACACGCCCGCGGGCATCATGCGCTCGTGGCATATCCCACAGCGTTATAACAGTGTGTCTGGTAAAGGCTTGTCTGGATGGACTACCGACTACGCAGGAGATCAAGCTCCTGACTACAGAATCGGGTGGGGAGCAATCGGGCAAAACAATGACTTCCCCAACTGGATTACCCCCAACAACTTTCAAGACCTCACTGGAGGGACTCCGCAGATTCTGCAACCCATGGACTCAGGCGGTTATTCCGATGGTAACCAAGGCTGGGGTCCCTAGGGTAAAAGCATATTGATATATTGACCATTGAAAATGGCATATTCCTTCCCGCCGTCTCCTTCGGTTGGGCAGATATATACGTCTAACGGACGTACGTGGAAATGGAACGGAGTCCAATGGACGGCCGTAGCAGTATCCTCTCCAACATCTGCTCCCGTCTTTGTAAGTGTCTCTCCGCCGCCCAACCCTATCCAGGGTTCACTCTGGTATAACAGTACTAACAGTGATTTAAACATATATTACACAGATCTTAACGGGTCGCAGTGGGTTTCCTGCGTGCCTTACCCGATGGACTCAATCACCCAGCAAGGTGGTGTGTTCGAAGGCGCCATCTACGCACAATATCTTATACCAAACAACGATGCAGCCTTCATCACAGTAGGTTGGTTCAACGATCAACTCGTGGCCTACTTGGACCAAAACGGCTACATGCAAGCTGGCAATGGCGTTCAGCTCAACTCCGACGGCCAAATCCTCTCCATTGACTCCGGTCTCCTCGTATAACCATGGCACTCACTGTACAAAACTTGCGCGCAGTTGGCATCGGTGTTGAGCCAACTTCCCTCCTCCCCGGCCAGCTTGCCTTCAACATCACCGACAAAGTAATCTATGTTGGCGACGGCAGCAGCTTCAAGACCAACTTCGACGGCACCCAAGTAGCAGGCACTCCCGGCGAAGGTTGGTATTCGATGCCGATGGACTTTGACACCCTTGGTGACTACTACGTTGCCAACCCCGCATATTACGGTGACACACCCACTGACCAGCAAGTCCTAGCATGGAGCACGGCGCTCGGTCACCCTGTCTGGTCTTCTGGTGCCGGTGGTGGTGGAAACCAAATCTACGTAGTCACAAACGCACAGGTCGCGGCTGCTCCTGGGAGCACAACGAGTGCAAAAATCTCCGCAGCCATCGGCGTGGTATCACCTGATGAAGGAAACGTTACAATCGTAACTGGTCTGCCAGACGAAGTTTATGAGGGCCTCTACTTCTTCACTGGGGTTCAGTGGTTGAAAGGTGCTGCATACGCCTATCCTAGTGCCTCCGAAGTTATCTACAACAATGTCGCCCACCCAACTCTGGGCGCTACTGTTCAGGCAGCCATTGACGACCTTGACAACGGCCTCGCTGCCACCACCGCCATTGCTAACACAGCCAACTCCACGGCGACTTCTGCTCTAAATATCGCGTCCGCAGCTCTGCCTCGTTCAGGTGGAACGATGACTGGCCCCCTGATTTCGCAAAACATCGATGTCCCAACCGGGTTCTCCGTTCTATTTGCCGGCGGAACCAGTGGCACTCTTTTCGGTATAACAAACTCCACTTCTACGTTTAGCGCTAACCTCGCTGCTTCCGCTACGGCTGTCAAGTCCGCCTACGACCTGGCCAACGCCGCCATCCCGGACTCCACCTTCACTGCTGCTGGTGAAATCCTGGTCGGAACAGGTGCTGGCACCTACAGTCCTCTAACCATTGGCGCTAACGGCGATGTTCTGGTGGTCTCTGGCGGCACTCCCACGTGGGTTGCCAACACTCCGGGCGATGTTACGTCTGTCAGTGGCACCTCCCCCGTAACAGTTAACAACACCGACCCTGAAAACCCAGTTGTTGGCATCAACGCGGCTTCTACTTCTGCCCCTGGCGCTGTTCAGCTGAACGACACTACAATCAGCACATCGACCATTGAGGCAGCCACCGCTAACGCAGTAAGGGTCACTAAGGACGTGGCTGACGCGGCCCTACCCCGGGCTGGCGGTACGATGACAGGTGGTCTAACTCTGAATGCCGCTCTTATCGACGGTGCAGGACTACCCGGTTCTGTTGACCAAGTGCTGAAAAGCACTGGCGCCACCGTTCTGTGGGTTGACGACGCTCCCGGAGATGTGACGTCCGTAACGGGTACCGCTCCGGTTGTTGTTAATAACACGGACTCTCAGAACCCGATCGTTTCTGTCAACACTGCCACAACAACCTCCCTGGGCGTTGTTTCTGTCGGCGATAATATCAGCGTCTTGGCTGGTGCTATCAGTGTTCCCAAAACCACCACAGCCAACCTTGGTGTGGTTCAAGTCGAACTGACCGGTAACATTGACATCGTTGATGGTGTTATAAATGTTGCTGACGGTACAACCACTGGAAAAGGTGTGGTCCAACTGTACGCTGGTCTGGACGACAGTTCCAACGCTTTGGCATTGACCGCTGGTGCTGGTAAGAACTTGCAGGATCAAATCACAGGATTAACCCTGTCCAATAGCGTCATCTTGGCTGGCGGATACAACGCTAGCACTGGACTTGTAGATGGCGTTACCACTCAGGGTACTGCTGCCGGTTTTGCAGATAATGTTGCTCCCCCCGCTGCCGACGCTACTACTGTTGATCACTACCTAATCTGCGTAGTTGCCGGTTCCACCCCTTCCACCATGGAGAATGGCGACTGGCTTCTGGCGGTCGAAACATCCCCCGGCGTCTACGCCTACCAGGTCCTGGGCGTCGGTTCCCGTCCTCCTACGGCGTCATACACTCAAGCGGGCATTGTACAACTCGCTGACGCTGCTGCTGTTCTTTCTGGTCTGTCTGACACGACCGCTATAACCCCTAATGCTCTTCAGGATAATGTCTCTGACAGTGTCAGCACTGCTAACAGCTACCTGATCGCTTCTAGCCAAGCTGTCAAGACTGCCAACGATGCTGCCGTAGCAGCCCAAGGTACGGCCAACACCGGTGTTGCCAACGCTGCTGCTGCTCAAGCAACTGCGGACGCCGCACTGCCTAAAGCCGGCGGCACGATGACTGGCAATTTGGTATTTGCCGGAACCCAAACGACTGCAACTACCTCGGCTCCAAACATTGTTCAACTGACTGACTCTACCAGCAGCACATCAATTACTACAGCTGCCACGCCTAACTCGGTTAAGTCGGCTTACGATTTGGCTAACACAGCCAATAACACCGCCAACGCTGCTCTGCCTCTGTCCGGTGGCACAGTAACCGGGAACATTACCTTCCAAGATGCGGGTGAAGGTGTTGTGTTCAATGGTGGTTCCCAGGTGTTTGCCATCAGCGACTCCACCTCGACCACTTCTTCTACAACTGCGTCTTCCTCAACCGCCGTCAAAGCCGCATTCGATGCCGCCGGTACTGCTAGTGGTGCCGCTGCCGCTGCTCAAGCAACTGCAGACGCTGCACTGCCTAAGGCCGGTGGCACAATGACAGGCAACATTACCTTCCAAGATGCCGGCGAAGGTGTTGTCTTCAGTGGTGGTTCCTCAATCATCGCTATCTCGGACGCCACTGGGAACACCAACAGCGACATTGCGGCGTCAAGCACCGCTGTTAAGGACGCCTACGCTTTGGCTGATGCGGCTGTTCCCAAGTCCTGCTACACCGCCCTCGGCGCTCTGACAGCTGGCACAGGAGCGAGCACAGTTGGTACTTTGACTATCGGAACAAACGGTCAGGTTTTGGCTGCTAACTCTGGCTGTTCTACTGGTGTTCAGTGGTGCACCCTTTCCCTTGCCTGCATTCCCTGCTCTGTCTTCACCGCTGCCGGACAACTGCTCGCTGGTACAGGAACAAGCACCTTTACTGCTCTCAACGTAGGATCCAACAACCAAATCCTGGTTGCTGACAGTGCTTGCACTGGTGGTTTGAAGTGGGTCACCTGTGAAGGTGCTGCTCTTATTGGTTACACTCAAACGGCCTCGCCCTTCAACACTGCGCTCGGTGCGAATGCTGGTAACAGCCTTACCAGTGGCACGAATAACGTCTCCATTGGTCACGACGCTGGCACACAGATTTCCACCGGTACTAACAACGTTTTCATCGGTTTCCAAGCCGGCGACACGCTCACAACCGGCGCCAACAACATCGCCATCGGCGCCCAGGCAATGTGTGCGTCGACCGCAGCAGTTAACAACATCGCAATCGGCTTCGCCGCACTCGGTTATGGCGGCGCAGGCAGCGGAAACACTGCTCTCGGCCTCGCGGCTGGTGCCAATGTCACAACTGGTACCAACAACACCTTTATCTCCCAGAACGCTGGTGATGCGATTACCACGGGTTCGTGCAACATCGCCATCGGCTACAACGCACTCACCACGGCAACGACCGTAAGCGGCAATGTTGCCATTGGCAATAACGCCCTAACCCTTGCGACTGGGGCCACCAACGTTGCTGTCGGCACCAGCGCTGGTTGCGCGATCACAACTGGCACAACGAACTTGCTCGTGGGTAACACAGCGGGTGACGCGATTACCACGGGTTCGAACAACACCATCATCGGGGATATTGCTGGCTCGACCACTCTTGCCAACAACCTTATTCTTGCCGCTGGCACAACCGTCAAGCTGCAAGTCAACGAGAACGGAGCGGTTGGCGTTGGGACTACCCCGACTTACGGCACAGCTGGCCAGTTCCTTACCTCTCAAGGCTCCGCCGCTACACCTGTCTGGTGCACTCTGTCTCTCGCCTGCATTCCTTGCTCCGCCTTTACTACTACTGGACAACTTCTGGCAGGAACCGGCTCAAGCACCTTCTCGGCTCTTACGGTCGGTACAAACGGTCAGTTCCTCTCGGCAAATTCGGCTTGTTCCGCAGGGCTAGAGTGGTGCACTCTATCTCTGGCTTGTGTCCCTTGTTCCGCCTTTACCGCTGCTGGCCAGCTATTGGCTGGTACTGGTACAAGTACCTTCACTGCGCTGAGCGTCGGTACCAACGGCCAGGTCCTAATTGCTGACTCCGCTTGCACGAGTGGTGTGAAGTGGGGTGCCTCTCTGCAAGGTTACACTTGTGCCGCCACTCCGTTCAATACGGCTCTGGGCACGAACGCTGGCGACAGCATTACATCCGGTACTGACAACGTGACCCTTGGCTACAACGCTGGCACCGCGATTACGACAGGCAGTCAGAATGTTGTTATTGGCAGTGGAGCAGCCGTATCCTCAAACGCCGTTGGCGTAGTTGCCGTCGGATTCTGTTCCGGTCAAGCGTTGACTACGGGTGGATGTATTACCCACATCGGCTATGTTTCTGGTCGTAATTCTACTGGTGCAAGCAACACTTACGTAGGTGCCTTGACCGGTTGTGCCGCTTCGAATACTTCTGCCTGCGGCACCTTACTCGGCTTCTGTGCTGGTTCGGCGCTAACAACTGGTAACGGCAACATCTTGGTCGGTTTCCAGGCAGGTCGCAACGTAAACAGTGGGGCCAATAACGTTGCCATCGGTACAGCTGCCTTCCAGACTGCAACCACAGCTATCAATAACGTCGCTGTTGGTTGTGGCGCTCTGTCAGGTCTCTCCACTTCCTCAGGTAACACCGCTTTGGGCCATCGTGCGATGCTCAATGCTTCGACGGCGGCGAACAACGTTGCGGTCGGTTGCAATGCAGGTGAACAACTCTCGACCGGATCGAACAACGTTTTAGTCGGAGACAGCGCCGGAGACACCATTACAACGGGCACTCAAAACACCTTTGTCGGTTCTGGCTCTGGTGGTTTGGTTGCTACTACCTCAGAGGGCAACACGGGCCTTGGTTTCAGTGCCTTGGGTCAAGGTGTAACGTCGGGTGCTTACAACGTTGCTATCGGCAACAGCGCTGGTTTGGCAGTGACTTCCGGTGCCCTCAACACCCTTATCGGTTACACTGCTGGCCAGGCCATCACAACTGGCGGTAGCAACACCCTGGTGGGTCGTTACGTCGGTACCTCCACACTGGCAAACAACGTCGTCCTTTCCGACGGTGCTGGCACCATTCGCTTCCAGTCCAACTCTTCAGGCGCCATCAGCCTAGGTGCTGGCGGTGCTTACGGTACTGCCGGTCAGATTTTGGTCTCGGGCGGTTCTGGTGCTGCACCCACTTGGACCAGCTCTGGCACAGCTACTGCCAACTACGGATCTTTTGTTCGCACAACAACTCAAACAAACACAGGTGGGGCCAGCGGTAACG